AGAAAACTAGCCCTAGTTTGAGTAATGCCGTTACTAGTAATTTAACACATTATCAATCAAATTATTACTTTGATAACAGAACCGCACAGAAAATGCACCTGTTTTATAATAAAAACTTTGAACTTTACTTAGAAAACACAACGATTTCTACAACGGGATTAAAAAATAAGACGTTTAATAGACCTGCTGAATATAGAATAGTAGCAAAAATACACCAAGAGAATACAACAAAGGTTACTGCTACATCAGACACAATCATCAAGGCAAACAATTTACTGCATGGGTATTATGATACTGATGGCTACTATGACGGTGTTAATACTGAATTGACTAAGATATCCTCAACGGCAATAAATGTAACTCCAAGCAAAGAAATGACAGTAGCAAACAACAATTTTACAGGAGAAACAAACGTTTCTTCTGCTTCTGGTGCAGGTAGTGTTACTTTTAGTGGTGCGCCTGAATCATATTATCCTGCTCAATCTGCAACTACTAATATTACATTTAGCGATAACTCCTTTAGCGTTGATACTGCACCTTCTGCAAACACCGCAGGTAGTATCAAATTTGATTCTAATCCAAGTCATTCTACAACTAGTGATTTGACTACACATATTCAAATTGTTAGTGAAGATGGTAATACTACAACAAAGTGGTTTCCTGTTGACCCATCTTCATATAGCAACAATGTTGATTTATTTGATGGTGATAATGATTGGGGAGCAGGTGCTAGAGGTTTTACTGTTGGGGCAGATGCAGAAGCCACCGTTGCTAGACTTACTGCTGCAATTAACGCTTGGGATAATGGATGGGCAGGTAGTGTAACCGCAGGTCAAGCGGTAGGTGCAACCTTTGGCGACCCTGATATTGAAATATCCTTTGTGGCTGCTATTGTAGGTACAACACCAAATAGAGTAGGTTCAGGTGGTAGTATAACCATTGGTTCTGGTTTATCTGGTATTAGTAGAGTACAGATAGCAGGTGGAGTAGATGAAAGTGTTGTTACTAACAATTTCCTAACAATAAATACAGGTGGTGGAGATAAGAAATACCATCCTGTTCCTAGCGGTAGTGGTATTTCAAATGGCTCAATAACTAATAGAGGCGGAACTAACTTTATTGCTTTCCAAAAAGGAAGTACGCTCCCTAATACAATGACTGCATTAAGAAATGCTATTAACAATAATACTAATGGAAACACACAAGTTACTGCTTCTACATTTAGTAATACTGGTGTTACATTAACTGCTGATACTGCCGGAACAGGTGGTAACTCATTTACTGTTAGTAAAACAAATATGGCACATGCTACTGTATCGAACTTTTCAGGTGGAGAATCCGCTAGTGAGCCAACACAACATATACAACTTGTAGATAGTGATGGTACAACAACTAAGTTCTTGGCAGCCCATCAAACTAAATCAAGTAATGCTACTGGTTCTACTATAACTCTTAGTAGCGTAGTCTATGTAATATACAGATTACCAACATCAGGTTCCAATAGGACTAATTTTGCATCGGCAGTAAATAGCGTATCTGCTCTTGATATAACGGCAGTAAATGATGGTAGTAATGTAAACAAAGTAAATCTAACACAGGGAACCGCAGGTTCTAGTGGTAATACAACAATTACTGAAAATGTAAGCAACGTCACAGCAGTTAATTTTACAGGTGGGGTAACTGCATCAAATCCAAATGTTTCAATTAATATTACAGACGCAGATGGAACTCTAATCAAATACAAGCCTTCTGTAAATGAGTCCACTGGCTCAAGTGATGGAACATATGTTTTCTTTCAAAAGGGAGCAGATACCAATGCTACTGCAACTAATTTAGCATCAGCGATAAATTCTGCTCATAGTGGAGATATAACTGCAACAACACCCGGCAATTCTAATACAGTAAAGATAGTAATGGCTACTGCCGGAAATGCGTATGCTATTTCTGAAAACTCTTCAAGTATAACATTAGCAGGGAATAATACTACCTTTGACACTAGCGGTAATCAAAATATTACATTAGGTAGTGGTGAGGCTAATTTAATAGGTGCAGGTGAAAAGATATATGATGCTACTGCTCAACTAATAGGCACTACTTCCGATGTAAGTGGTAATGTTTTAACATTAGATGCATCTCCTTTAGTGCCAGTAACTACTACACTATATGCTTCTCAACCAAGAGAGGCATTGTATGTTGAATCAACATATAGGATATCTTGCTCTTACACTACTAATTCTTTGAAGATATACGTTAATGGAACAGAAGTTGCATCTCAAGATATAACAACGACAATACTGCCAAGTGGTTTCTTCTTTGACCCTAGTGATTGTAGAATAGGACAGGGGCTAACAAGAGCAAGCGAAGGTTCTAGCACATATACCGAAGATAGGAAGAATCAATTTATGGGGGAGATATTTGAGATATGTATGCATTCAAGGACAGAACCAAGTCCAAGAAATAGCACTCTATCTGTTGGATTAAGTGATATCATATTCTATTACAGGTTTGGTGATGAGTGATGGCTGATAACTATACTTATGTCCTTAATCAAACTCGTACTCAAGAACTTACTCTAAACCATGATTATGCAGATAGAAACGATGCTTTTCCGGGTTTTGCATTTGCAGATACATCTGTAAATCCTGTATTGAAGAATCCCGGTCTAAATACCAATGACCAAGATTCTGCTAACTTCTTTGAGATAAGAAATGCACCTACAAGCGTAGGTTCTACTGATGAACCAATAATATCAGGCCATACTAAAACTAGACTTGTTAACAGAATAATACCTTCTGCAAATAACCAGACGACCCTTGCTAACTATGCAACAAACAAGCAAGAAACTTCATCTTACAAGATAAGGATATATGATGAGAATGCATCTACTACTGGTCAATTATTAGCAGGTTCAACAGGGCCGGGTATGGACTTAGAAACAAACGACTACTTCGTTTTAATTAATCCAGAAATAAGAGGAGATGATGGAGCAGTAGCAAATAGACCACACTTTGCTAAGATAAAGCGTTTGACTACTTATGATTACTATGGCGATGGTTTTGAGTTTGAGCCACGTTATCCAAAGCCTATACCTAAAGACACTAACTTTGAAATTTACGAAGGCCCGGCAAAAACAGATACTAGTGTAGTTGCAGTATCATATGGATTAAGGGGGAAGACAGACACTACTTCTGGTAGAACATTCCTATTCAATAAGTATGATGTTAGCAGTACAGTAAGTAGACCAACTTGGTATTTCTACGAGGATAGACTACAACACAAAGACCAACTGGATTACAATACAAAGTATCAATTGACTACTTGTAGATGGTATAGCGATTGGGTTCAGAAAGGCAGAATAAGGTCAAACACTACAAATCAAGTTACTGCATACCAATCAACATACGTTGTAGCAAAACACACAGGGAGTTTTACCGATGCAGATATTGGTAGAAGTTTATACAAAGGAATCAACGCAGGTAATGTTCAATGGATAGGTAATATAGCATCCTATGATAGTGCAAGTAGTACAATTACTTTGGATTATCCTAGAAGACCCCTATCCCCTTCAACCGCTAGTTTAATCAACGCAGCAGATTTATACTTCGTTGGTAGGGATATTCAACAAACGATATTCCTAACGGAACAGGAGTATGGAGTTAACATTACTGATTTAGGGCCAATAAAACACAACGCAGTTTTAGTAGACAATCAAAGAAGTAAAGATATTACAGAAGTAGGAACAGATAGTGCAACTGATTTCGATACTGCAAGCACATACACATTTACTCCTGATAGATGGGGATATGCATTTAGGAATTATAGTAGAAGTACAGAAGACAAAACTTCTGCACATTCAGATACATTCGCAACAGGAACATATAGATTCAATCATGGTAGTTTTACAGGGCCAAGCAGATACCTATACTACAAGTCTTCTAACCTAAAGAACAACATAGTAGACCCTGTATTAGAAGCATCAGTTAATTTCCCTCGAAACAAAATGAGCCAGATAGCAAGAGCGAAAGTATTCGATATGTCAGGAATACAACATCTAAAACTCAAAGAAGACCATTCCTTTACAGTAAGAAACACATTACATTCGTCTGCTCTTAATACATACAAACTACCCTTTACTGTAACTAGCATAACAGGAAATAAAATTAGACTGAACGCAATCACAGAACTTTTTGATGCAAGAAATGATAATTTCCTAAAGGTAAATGATTTGATACGAGTAGCAAAAAATTACTACGTTATTTCAGCCTTTACTGCCCCTGCGGTTGTAGGTGGAGTTAGAGTACAGGATATAACTGTAAATAAGATAAAGACTGATAGTGAAGCGACATGGAATAACATATCATCAATGCCTTCATTCTCTAATGAAATAGCATATATTAGAGCATGGAATGGCTCTCTCAAAGGGACATTTCCAATAGATACAGAAGCAGTATATGGTAGCAATACCTTCCAAAGACTCACTATCAATGGAAACACAATCAGCAAAACAAATGCTTCTTTGAATGATAACAAACTAGTATTGCTCAGTCCAGAATTTGTTAACCATCAAATAGACATTGACTATGGTGATTCAGTACATAAACAAATTAAATTGTCATCCGATTTTACAAGTAAGAAATATTATCAGACAACTCCAATATCCATGTTGTATTATCTATCAGGTAACTATGCCATTGATGAAGAAGTATTCAATGGTAGTGTTGAAGATATCAATTCACAGAACAAGAATGGTATGGTCACTTATGAGATAACAGGTAGGGACAAACTATCCAAACTGCTTGGTAACACCACTAATAAAAACTTGAACCATACCAATGATATTATTCATTCGACTCTTTCACCTATGTTAGATAATACTGTCAATGTAACAATTGATGGTAACTTAACTGCAACAGGCACAGGAACAGAGATTAGAATAACTGATGCTCAAAACACATTGGGTATAGCACCAAAACCATTCGATGTTCTAATGGATAGTAGTGGTAATTTGCTCGGTGAA